CCAGAGCTGCAACAGCAGACGCATCACCCGGCCATAGGGGCATCGAGTTTTAGGAACCGGCCGGATCCTGTACCCGCCGCTAGCCCCGCGAATTCACCCATAACCGCAGTTCTCGTTTCCAGGAGGCCTCGATGGCGTCGCCTGTGCCTCAGCCTCGACGGCTCCGGGTCCTCAAGGGCAACGGTGTCGACCGGCGTGCGGATGGGAAGAAGGTTCCGCATCAGCCGCAGGTCGTGCCGCACCTCCCCGACGCCCCCGACCATCTCCCCGATCTCGCTGCGGAGATGTGGGGCCGGGTGTGCGGCGAGTTGCGACGGATGGAGATCGCCGGGATGGTCGACGTCGCGGCGCTCGAGGCGTTCTGCATGGCGTACCAGACGATGCGTGACGCCGACGCCCAGGTCGCCGAGGACGGCATCGTCTCGACGGGGTCGATGGGTCAGCCGGTCGCTCACCCGCTGTTGGCGGTCGCGGCGAAGGCCCGTAGCCAGATCGGCACGTTGGGCGGGCAGCTCGGGTTGACGCCGGCTGGGCGGCTCAGGATGGCTTTGCCGGAGGCGACCGATGACGAGACGGACGCTGTCTTCGGCCGCGCAACGGCGCGGTGACGACGTCACGGCGTGGATCGAGCGGTTCTGCACCCACACGAAGGGCGATCTTGCCGGGACGCCGTTGATCTTGGCGGACTGGCAGCGTCAGTGGGTGCGGGAGGTGTTCGGGCCACAGGGCCGTGACGGCCTCCGCAAGGTCCGCACCGCTCTCCTGGGCGTCCCGAGGAAGAACGGCAAGAGCACGCTCAGCGCGGCGTTGGCGCTCTACATGCTGTTCGCCGATGGTGAGCCGGGCGCGGAGGTCTACTCCGTCGCTGGGGACCGGCAGCAGGCCCGGGCGGTGTTCGACACGGCCCGCACGATGGTGTCGGCGGGGCCGTTGGCGAAGCATGCGAAGGTGTGCCGGAACTGGATCGAGGTTCCCCGCACGAACTCGATCTACCGGGTCCTGTCCGCGGACGGCAGGTTGGCGCATGGTCTGAACCCGCATGGGGTCGTGTTCGACGAGCTGCACGTTCAGCCGAACGGCGAGTTGTGGGAGGCGATGACGTCCGGGCAGGGTGCCCGGTCGCAGCCGCTCACGATCGCTATCACGACGGCCGGGTTCGACAAGCAGTCGATCTGCTACGAGCTTTACGACTACGGGCGGCGCATCGAGAGCGGCCAGGTCGACGATCCGGCGTGGCATTTCCGGTGGTTCGGCTGGGACGAAGGCGACGACTGGACGAGCCCGAAGGCGTGGGCGAAGGCGAACCCGAACCTGGGTGTGTCGCCGAAGGTCGAGTTCCTCGAGTCCGAGGTGCGCCAGGCGCTCATGCAGCCGTCACGGCAGAACACGGTCCGGCGGCTGTACGGCAACGAGTGGACCAGCGCTGATGTTCGTTGGCTCGACTTGGGGCTGTGGGATCAGAACGCCGGTCTCACCATCGAAGAGACGACGCTCGTCAGCCGGGACTGTTACGGCGGGTTGGACCTTGCAGCGAGGCAAGACTTCACAGCGCTGGTGTGGCTCTTTCCTGACGGCGACCGTTACGACGTGCTGTGCAGGTTCTGGCTTCCGAGAGCCGCTGTCGAACGACGGTCGCAGATGCGGGCGCACCTGGAGGCGTGGGAGCGCGAGGGCTGGCTGACCGTGACCGACGGCGACGTCGTGGACTACGACTCGATCCGCCACCAGATCGACCAGGACGCGCAGCGGTTTGCGGTGCGGGAGGTGGCGTTCGACCCGTGGAACGCTGACCATCTCGTGCAACAGCTCGACGGTCTGACGATGTGGCCGATCCGCCAGACGATTCCTGGCATGACCGGTCCGTCGAAGGAACTCGAACGCCTCCTGGGAGAACGGCTCCTGCGTCACGGCGGCAACCCGGTTCTTCGATGGATGGCGGACAACGTCACTGTGACGTCGGACTCGAACGGGAACATCAAGCCCGATCGGAAGAAGTCGACGGAGAAGATCGACGGCATCGTCGCTCTCGTCAATGCCATCGCTGCGGCGACCCGGGAACGGCTGCAACTCAGCATCGCTGCGAACGTCTGGTGAGGAGATCCCCGATGAGAGACCTACTCACGACGGTCGGCGAGATCGCCGGAGCCGCAGCAATCACTGCAGGTGTCTGGCAGTGGTCCCCGCGGGCCGCATGGATCGTCGCCGGGACGCTCCTGGTCGTGATGAGCACCGCTGCCGCCTATGCGGGCAGGGCACGCCAGTGAGCCTGTTCGTCCGCCACCAGGCACCACCCGAAGTTCGAGACTTGACCGCGGTCCCCGCATGGTCCGAAGCGTCCGCCGGGGTCCGAACACACGCGGGCGTGTTCGTCAGCGCAGACCAGGCGCTCCGCCTCGGAGCGGTGTGGTCGTGTGTGCGGCTCATCAGCGACCTCATCGCGACGTTGCCGGTCGACACGTACCGGCGGACCCCGGACGGCCAAACGGAACGCCCCCCGCCGGAACTGATCCGGGCGCCGTCACGGCTCCTCGACTGGACGAACTGGAGCTACCAGGTCATCGCGTCGCTGCTGCTGCGCGGCAACGCGTTCGGACTCATCACCGACAGCAGCGCAGGGTGGCCGACGAAGATCGAGATCCTGCACCCCGACGAGGTAGCGGTACGTCAGCCGCGGCCGCTGGCGCCGCCCGAGTACAAGCACCGCGGCAAGCTCCTCGACCCCGCGCAGATGTGGCATGTCGTGGCGTTCCCGATGACACCCGGTTCCGTCGTCGGCTTGTCGCCGATCCAGTACATGTCTCAGACGATCGGTACCGGCCTCGCCGGGGAGGAATACGTCGCGCGGTTCTACGGCGACGGTGCCCATCCGACGAGCGCGTTCTCGACGGACCAGCCGGTCACGGAAGAGCAGGCCGAGATAGTCAAGAAGCGGATCGTCCGCAACGGCAAGGACCGCAGCCCGATAGTGATGGGCGCTGGGCTGAAGCCGATCCCGTTGCAGATCTCGCCGCAGGACGCTGCCGTGATGGAATCGGAGCGGTGGTCGCTCGGCACGGTCGCCCGCTGCTACGGCGTGCCGCCCGAGATGATCGGCGCCGCATCGGAGGGTTCCGGGACGCTGACCTACGCGAACCGGGAGCAGCGGTCGTTGGACCTTCTGACCTTCACGGTCGGCCCGTGGGTGGTCCGTCTCGAACGGGCGATCTCGGCGTTGCTGCCCCGCCCCCAGCAGTTGAAGTTCAACACGAACGCTCTGCTCCGCACGGACGTGCTGACCCGGTTCAAGGTCTACGAGACAGGGATTCGGAACCGGATCACGACACCGAACGAAGCCCGCGAACTGGAAGACCTCGACCCTTACCCGGGCGGCGACGAGTTCCCGCCCGCACCGGCAGCGACGATCAACGTCGGCACCCCTGGAGGACAGTACGATGCCACCCCGTGACCTTCAACGCCGCGCCACCCCAGACAGCGGCCTCGAGATTCGTTCCGGCAGCGACGGCACCCTGCAGATGCGCGGCTACGCCGCTCTGTTCGACGTCGAGGCCCACCACGAGGTCGTGCGGTCCTCAGCGTTCACGCGTGCCCTCAACGACGGCCACGACGTGCGGCTCTTGGTCAACCACGACGGCGTGCCCCTTGCCCGCACCCGGTCCGGCACGCTGCGCCTCTCCACGGACAGCCGTGGCCTCCTGGCGCAGGCGGACCTCGACCAGAACAACCCCACCGTCGCCGAGTTGGCGTCAGCGATGGACCGCGGCGACATCGACCAGATGTCATTCGCGTTCGTGCCCGTGATGGAGACGTTCAGCGACGAAGGCGTGAGAGAGCTCCGCGAAGTCGAGCTCTGGGACGTGTCGGTCGTCACCTATCCCTGGTACGAGCAGACGAACGCCGAGCTGTATGCCGCGCTCGACCGCATCGTCGAGGCCCGTGGCGCGGACGAAGCCCGCCGGCTTCTCATCCCCGACCCTGCGCCCGCAGCGGCTGCGGAGTCGCCGCGGGTCGACGCTGCCCGTTTCATGTTCCCGAAGATCTGAGTCCCGGACCCGGCCAGCCGGACCCCGCAGCGAGGGCACCACTGGCGAAGGCACCAGACGACAGAAGCACCTACACAACCGTCCAACCCAAGTGGAGACAGCATGCCTGAGAGCATCAGGGACCGGCTCGCCCGCGAGATCCGGGACCTCACCGACAGCACCCAACAGGTCATCGGCCAGGCCGAGACCGACGAACGTGACCTCACCGACGACGAGTGGACCTCCGTCCGCGAGTCCCGGAGTCGCCTCGACGACATGACCGCCCGCCTCGCCGAACTCGACGAGTGGGCAGCGCAGCGTGCCGCCGCCGCCGAAGCAGCCCGGGAACTCGACCAGACTCCCAGCACGGAGGAGCGCAGCACGGCCACCGAACCGGCCCGAGCTCCTGCTGTGGTGCGGTCCGAACCCGGCGTGTACGCGCGCCGCAACGGAGGACCGTCGTACTTCCGTGACCTCATCGCCATGACGCTGCCGCAGGCGAACATCGGCGGCGCCGACGCCGCCCGTGACCGCCTCGACCGCTACGGCAACGAGGTCCGTGCCGAACAGCGTGACCTGACCCGCACCGACGGGGCAGGCGGCTACTTCGTTCCCCCGGCGTGGCTCATGGACGAGTTCCTCGCTCTCGCCCGCGCCGGCCGCGCCACAGCGGACCTCTGCAACGGGATGCCGCTGCCCGGAGGGACGGACTCGATCAACATCCCCAAGGTCGCGACCGGCACAGCGACCGCGGTGCAGACCGCCGACAACGCAGCCGTTCAGGAGACCGACCTGTCCGACGCTGCCATCAGCGTGCCTGTCCGCACGATCGCCGGCCAGCAGGACCTAGCGATCCAGCTCATCGACCAGTCGCCGCTGAACTTCGACGAGATCGTCCTCGCCGACCTCGCCGCCGACTACGCGACGAAGCTCGATGTCCAGGTCCTCAACGGCTCCGGTTCTTCCGGTCAGGCGACCGGGATCCTCAACACCGGATCCATCACCTCTGTCACCTACACCGACGCTTCGCCGACGGTGCCGGAGGCGTACCCGAAGATCGCCGACGCGGTACAGCAGATCCACACGACCCGGTTCCTGCCGCCGTCGGTGATCGTCATGCACCCGCGCCGTTGGGCATGGTTCCTCGCCGCGCTCGACGCGTCGAACCGTCCCCTCGTCGTCCCCGCCGGCACTGCCTACAACCCTGTCGGCACCCTCGACGGCGTCGACTCACAACGGATCGTCGGCCAGCTCCACGGGCTGCCCGTCGTCACCGACCCGAACATCCCGACGAACCTCGGTGGCGGCACGAACGAAGACCGCGTCTTCGTCCTCCGCGCCCAGGACCTGTACCTCTGGGAATCCGACGTCCGTTCCCGGGTCCTGCCCGAGGTTCTCTCTGGGAACCTCACCGTCAGGCTCCAGGTGTACGGGTACTTCGCGTTCACCGCGGCCCGCTACCCGGCGTCAATCGCCGTGCTGTCCGGCACCGGCCTCGCCGCCCCGACGTTCTGATGAGCGACGACGGCTACGCCGTGGCCCTGCAAAGGGAACGCGACATGTACGCGCGGTCCGGCCGCAAGGACCGTACCGCCGAAGTCGATGCCGAGCTCGCACGGCTCGGTGTCGTCCCTGTTGAGACCGCAGCCGACGCGGCCGCTGCCGAGGCGGCTGTGCGGCGAGGACGCCGCAAGGCGGAATAGGGGCGGCTGACGGGGCAGGACCTTCCCCCCCATTCAGGTCCTGCCCCGCCCCACCCCCATCCACTTCTTTTCGCGAGGTGCCCTGATGGCGTACGTCACCGCCGATGAATGGCTCGCCACCGGAGGCCACCTCGGCCCTGACGAAGACGACGCCGCCCGCATCCTCGCCCGGCTCGAAGCCGCCAGCAGGCATCTGGACACTCTGCTCGGTCGGGCGTGGCCGCTCGACATCCACGAGCAGACCCGCCTCATCGATCTCGAAGCGGACCGCAAGGTGCGGCTCGGGTCGGACCGGCCGACAGCGGACCACCACATGTGGCACGTCGAAGTCACGGAGGACGTGACGATCCTCGACCCTGACGGCACGACCGTTGGGACTGTGGCTAAGGCGTCTGTGGTGACGACTTTCGCTGCGTCGCACGGGTGGCTGATCCTGCCCGACAGTGCCCCCACCGGCTGCGGCCGCACGGCCAGCGTGACCTACAAGGCCGGCTACTCGTCGGACGGCCCGACGGCGTGGACGCCGTGGACACCGGACGTGCTGCGCGAGGCAACGATCGACATCGCCCGAGGCATCGCGTTCCGTGACCTCGACCAGCGCGACCCCGTCCTGGACACGTCGTTGGCGGGAGCGTGGAAGGCCCGCGCCGCCGAGGTCGCCGCCGCGCACAAGTGGCACGCCGTCGCATGACCCTGACCCCCAAGGAGACCGGCCCATGAAACTCGCCGCGCCCGACGACGTTCTCGCCGTCAGCATCGGGACCGTCACCGTCGAAGGCCCCGAAGCCGACGTGAACGACCCGGTCCTCGAGCACGAGCTCCGCCAGCTCGGCTGGACGGAAGCCAAAGCGCCGGTCCGCAAGCCGAAGTCTGAAGGCTGATGGCGGACGTGTCTGGGCCGCAGGCCGTCATCGACGCCTGCGTTGCGTGGCTGGACTGCCCGGCCGTGCTCGCCGAAGCGAAGACCATCCAGGCTTGGCTGCCCGCGTTGGGGGAGCCGTCGCGGGTGGCGATGCCTGCCGTTCTCGTCCACTTGGCCGGCCTGCCAGATGAGCGCATCGCGTTCAACGGCGCGGGAGGCATGCGACGCCGGTCCTATCAGGTGGCGGCGGATGTGTGGTGGTCGGTGACGTCGCAGTCGCCGGAGGCGGCGCAGGCGGGCTGCGCCGAGCTCGTCGAGGCCGTCATTGACCGTCTCGCTGACGACCCGTCATGGGGCGGCACCGTGTCCCACTCGGGCGCCCGCTTCGACGCCCGCCCGTTGGACGACACGTACGACGCGCTGCTCGAGGGTCGCGGCGTTTTCGCTTGGCGGATCCAGTTCTCCGCAGACCTGTTCCCGTTCGCTACATGAGGAGTTGACGATGACGACGAACCCGGCTGCTCTGCAGCTCATCGGGATCAAGAAAGAAACCACCGCCGGGACGTACGTCGCTCCGACGACGGTGGATCACGGCATGCTGCCTCTCGCGTCGTGCGAGTGGAAGTCGGTGGAGCCTCGGGCGAAGGACAAGGGGCTGCGGGGCACGATGCGTGCCCAGGACTTCGGCGCCTACCAGACGGTCCGGCATTACGAGCTGACGTTGAAGGGGCCGGTGTTCTCCGGGGCGTTCGGCCACATC